TTTAGTTCTACCCTAAATGGATACAAAGCAAACCCAATATTTAAGGCAAGAAATTCATCCAAATAATTACGCATATCATTTTTATCAAACTGTGTGGTGGCAAATTAAAGTTTTCTACCACACGTTGCGTTATTTGGTATTGATTGTGTTGAACTTTGGGTTGCCCAACGTACAGGTTTCATCGGAGTACGTCGAGTCGGTTATTTATCGGCCCGTTAAGCTTAGGCAATTATTCCTAACTAATGATGCCATTCATGTTAGTCACCCTCGGAATTCTCATAGCCACCCCACCGCTGCTGCTTATCGTAGCACTGTTAATATTCATCTCAATAGTGTTGCGACGGCCGCTGGTTATATCCCCTACAATGTATCTAAGTCTGCCACTGACATCGGCCCTGGAACACGGTATTTTTATGGAGCTAAAGATCTCGGAATCACGTATAGTAATTCTGACGTCACCCAAGAGCATTGTCTTATTATGTGTGACGTCGACTATTACACTGACATTCGACTCTGGATGTGTTATTTCCGACCTCTCCTTATATATACTTTTGTTCCCAATGATTGTGTTGGCCGTAGGCGTGATTATTGTTGGAGAACTATCGGCGATGATGTGGAGTTTCATGTTAATGGTGGTTCATCTTATAGACATGGATTATGGAACTATGAGGATGATGTTGTGAGCGTGATTAATGATGACGGTGATCTTTTGGTCTTTAATCTTGAACAGCGTTGTATTGAAGGCGATGAAGATCACAGAATAGTGGTGTTAACACCAATGGCCGCTATTCCTGCACCATTTCATTGGTTTTTACCACCTAAACCAATGATGAAGAGGAAAAGAATGACATTTGATGGACGTGATGGAAAACTCCAGATGTATTATGAGCCTTTAGATGACCACTTATCAGTGGCCGATATAGGATCATGGCAATCTGTTGAGACAACAGGGCAAATATATTCATCTATTGAGCAGCGATTGAAATGCAAAACATCTCCACCACTTATTAGTGATGTGGAGAGGTTGTTAAGAGCCGCCGGAGATCAACAGGCTGGCATACATGCGCCGTTGCTGTTTAATTTATTTGGTCTTAGATTAGAAAAGAATTGTGTTAAGACGTCAAAAGTACCAACTCATTATCATCCAGTTGGTAGTGTCATTAATGAAGATCCTAAGGATTCTGGTGTTCAAATTACCGGGGCTTTGGTTACTAATCCTGCTATGTTTGCATCTCGGGGCTATAACTCCGAAGAGGCCACTATTAATGGACGTGTAAACAAGGTAAAGAATCCTAAGGTTCCGCCTAGAGCTTATAAGGAATACGCGACAGAATTTGCATCATTATGTGTAAGTCAATCTGGCGTGGGCAATCCTTTGTCAGCTTTGGAGGTCCATAGACGGCAAGCTACATCGCAACAGAAAGCCCGTTTTAAGCTTGTTGAAGCCACTTTGACCACAAATCCGCATAATCGACTTGAAGCGTTTGTAAAATCAGAACCATATGGCAGTGTTAATGATCCGAGGAATATTACTACGATGACGCCTGAATTGACTGTCATGCTTAGTGCATATACTTTGGCTTTTAAAGATACTGTATTAAAACAACATAAATGGTATGGTCCTGGGTTGAGTCCTAAAAAGACGATTGAGCGTTTGGCGGATATGGAAGTCAATACTAGTGAATGGGCATGTGGAGATTATAGTCGATTTGATGGTACCATATCGGAATTTTTGCAAAAGAATGTGGTGTATCAGTGTTATATGCGTTGGGTGGCTGAGAATTACCGGTCTGAGTTAAAACAATTACTTGACCGGGTGTTTATTCGTAGAGGCCAAACCAAAGAGCATATAGTATTTGATCCGGGTTGGGGTACCCGTAGTGGAAGCCCAATTACCACAGATGGTAACACAATGATCTCCGCATATGTCGTTTATTGTGCCAATCGCAGCATGGGTTTGAGTCCGAAGGAATCATTCCGCAGGTTGGGGTTGAAGTATGGTGACGATACTGTAGATTGTAATGACAATAGTTTTGTCGAGCGTTTTACATCAGCAGCCAAAGATTTGGGATTAACACTTGATATAGTAACTGTTGAGTGTGGACAACCATTACCATATTTAGGTAGGTATTTTGTTGATCCATTGACAACGGTTGATTCGTTTCAGGATCCGTTAAGAACCATTTCAAAGTTGCATTTGAGCTCCAATCGATCTGTTGAGCCGTCGCAGGCTGCAGCCAATAAAGCATATGGTTATTTAGTGACCGATGCGAAAACACCAATTATTGGCACCTGGGCTAGAAGAGTGGTTGACATGACTGGGTTGCGTCCTAAAGGATTGCGTCCAGAGGAGAAATATCGAATGTCAAACGCTTGGCCACAGCGATCACGTGAGAATATATTGACATCTATGGCAAAGATTTTGCAGATAGAGGTCGGTGAGCTAGTGCATCTTGATACTTTAACATCAAAGGTAGAAGCTTTGGATCAGTTTCAACCTCTACTTGAGACAGCAATGAAGGTAAAACTTACTGCTGAGGTAGCTGGATTAGTTGTTGAGCCAGAGCAACGTAATGAGAAAGATGTCGCAGCAAAACAAGGACGAGTTAGTGAAGAGCTATCGGACTTGGGTCTCACGATCCCAGGCAGCAGTCAATCTCCTAGTTCAACAACTCATCGCCAAACAACACGAGTTCGCAGGCAAATTCAGCCGATTAGAGTTGGACCTTATCGAGGTCGCGCACAACCGGCTAGAACCATGTCTCAGCGAGATTGTGGCGGTGTTCGAGGAAACATTGATTTTCATCGACAAGGAGGTGGAGGTAGCAAGAGAAGCAAAAGAGGAGAAGGATAAATAATTCTCTCTTGTTGTAAATAGGCCCTAACCAGGCCCGCCGTAACCAGTTTAT